GTATCATAACGGAATAGATGGATGGAAAGCAACAATAAAAGCTGTGAAGGATAAACACAGTAAGACATAGGAGGATAGATGAGTAAGACACAGATAGCAACAGGTGGTATATCAGATGATGCAGTGACCTCTGCAAAAACATCTGGTGTCGGAATAACAATGTCTGACACATGGAGACTAACTACACAATTTACCACTACAGCAGGAACAAGTCTTAGAACTATAGAATCAAATTTAGAAAGAGATGATTCTACAGGTTATGGTGTTCTTGGCTCGGGGATGTCACAGAGCAGTGGGATATTTACTTTTCCAAGTACAGGAATTTATTTAATAACAGCAAATTTCTTTGCTTATGATGATGCTGATTTTGCTTATTTTGAGGGATTTATTAGAACAACCACAGATAATTCTACTTACACTACTAGAACACAATCTTCTCTTAATGTTCAAGGTATTTCTAGTGGTAGCCCAGAAGGAAATACATTTGGTCAATGTCTTTTTGATGTCACAAATACATCTACTCATAAATGCAAATTTGATTTTCTTGCAAGTACAGCTAATGTACTAGTATTAGGTAATTCAGGTTATAATGCTACATATTTTACATTTACAAGATTAGGAGATACATAGAATGAGACCAACACATATAGAAGATTATTTAGTAACAGTAAGAACAGGACAATGGTTTGGTTGGTCTGATTCAAAAAATAAAATATATGCAAATCTTATAGTTCATGATGGTGGCTCTAAGCCAACAGAGGCAGATTGTACAAATGGATTGAAAGCGTTACAAGACGCATGGGATTTAGAAAATGACAGCTATAAATCTAAGCGTAGAGCAGAGTACCCAAAATTAGCAGAACAATTTGATTTGTTATATAAAGATATTGTAGCAGGTACAGTTACTACAAATGGTGATTTTGCAAAAACTATAAAAGCAGTAAAGGATAAATATACCAAGGAGTAAGTATGGCATACATAGGACAATCAATTAAAAATGGAACCTTTAGTGTCTTAGACACAAGTGGTAATACTTACAATGGTTCTAACACAACATTTAGTTTAGGAACACAGGTAGGTGCAGCAGCACAATTACTAGTATCTCATGATGGTGTTATACAAAAACCCGGAACAGACTACACACTAGCTACAGGCGGAACACAGATTACATTTACTACAGCACCTGCTAGCGGAGCATCAATCTTTATTGTAGAAATATCTGGTGCAGTGGGTGGACCAATGAATACAGATATCAATGGTGCAGAGTTAATCTTAGATGTTGATGGTGACACAAGTATCACAGCAGATACAGATGACCAAATAGATGTAAAAGTAGGTGGCACTGACCAGTTTAGTATTAAAAACGGTTCAGTTGATTTCAATGACAATGTTAAAGCAAGATTTGGTACAGGAAATGACCTAGAGATTTACCATGATGGAAGTAACTCTATTATTAAAGATGGCGGAACAGGAAATATAAATATTCTCGCAGATGATTTTAAAGTTATGAACTCAGCAGGTGATGAAAATATAATGTTTGGTGCTGAAGATGGAACAGTAAGATTATTTCATAACAATGTAACTAAATTTGAAACCACATCTGGTGGTGTTGCAGTCACAGGTGCATTAACAGCAACAGGTGATATTACAGCGTTCTATACTTCTGATAAAACTTTAAAAACAAATATTGAAAATATCCCTAATCCTATAGATAAAGTTATGGAATTAAATGGTGTATATTATAATTGGACACAAGAGGCACAAGATAAATACGACCACTTAGGGGAAGAAAAAGAAGTGGGTGTAATTGCTCAACAAGTAGAAAAAGTTTTACCTGAATTAGTAGGTACACGAGACGATGGAACAAAAGCAGTTCGTTATGAAAGAATTTGTAGCTTGTTAATTGAATGTGTTAAGGATTTACAAGAACAAGTAAACGAACTTAAAAAGGATAGATAATGCCTACCCCCTCTGGTCAAATAAGTTTATCAGATGTCAATACAGAACTAGGAAATAGTTCAAGTGCACAAATTAACATGGGAGCTACAGCCGTCAGGACATTAGCAGATGTTTCCTCTGGTGCTATATCAATGTCTAATCTTCAGAACAAATCATCTTGGTCCGATTATACTATTACATATCTTTTGGTTGCAGGTGGAGCCGAAGGTGGTAATTGGTTAGCAGGTGGAGGCGGTGCAGGTGGAACTGTAACAGGTTCTGGAAGTGCCTCATCTATGGGAGGTGCAAGTTCTCCACAACAATTAACAATATCTATTGGTGCAGGAGGTTCAGGTGCTGCTTCAGGAGGAAGTAATGGTGCCTCTGGCTCTAACACAACTTTAACTAGTGCTACAACTGCCCTTGGTGGTGGTGGTGGCGGTTCAAACGGTGGAAACGGTAATGGTAACAACGGAGGTTGTGGCGGTGGAGGCGGTAAATTCGGACTAGGTTCTGCCGGCTCTGGAAGTCAAGGTGGTGACGGAGGTGTTGGAAGAACACAAAGTGATGGTTCTGAAGGAGGTGGAGGCGGTGCGTCTGCTGACGGAGGAAATGCTACTTCTAGTGCAGGTGGAGCAGGAGGTGCAGGAACAACACATACAATCACAGGCTCAAATTTAACTCTAGCAGGTGGTGGAGGTGGTGCAGGTGACTCAAATGTTTCAGCTTCAACTGGTGGACTTGGCGGTTCAGGTGGCGGAGGTAATGGTAAAAAAGATGATGAAGAAACTTTAGGAGATTCTATTAATGGAGATGCTAACACTGGCGGTGGCGGTGGTGGTTCAAGAAATAGAAGAAATGAAGGTGACAGAGGAATACCGGGAACAGGAGGTTCAGGTGTTGTAATTCTATCAGTACCAACTGCAAACTATTCAAGCACAACAACAGGCTCACCTACAGTTACAACATCAGGCTCTAATACAATTATAAAATTTACAGGTTCAGGGACATATACAACATAATGGCACATTTTGCAGAGTTAGATAACAATAATGTAGTATTAAGAGTTATAGTTGTAAAAAATGATGTAATCACAGATAGTGATGGAAAAGAACAAGAATCATTAGGCATAGCTTTTTGTAAATCACTTTTTGGTAATAATACAAATTGGAAACAGGCATCTTATAATAATAATTTTAGAGGTAAAATGCCTAGTGTAGGTGCAACATATGATGTTGAAAAAGATATATTTATAGGTGAGCAACCTTATCCAAGTTGGGTATTAGATGAAAATAATATTTGGGTATCTCCAATCAGTTATCCAGAAGATGATTCAAAAAAGTGGGCATGGAATGAAGAAAAACAACAATGGGATTTATTAACACCTTAGGAGGACAACAACATGTGTGAATATTGTGGCGGTGGTTGCGGTGGTTGCTAATGATTAGCGAGAAACCCAAAACACAAAGACTACCAAAGAAAAAACAGCAGGAAGAGGCAATCAAACAAGCTAAACTTAAACAGCTTACAAAGCCTCAACCTGCACCAGAAAAACCTAGAACAGTAACTAAAACTACTGCACCTATGAAAAAACGTATGAAACCCATTCGTGGTCCAATGGTAGAAGCAAAACAAACATCTAAACCTATGGCAGGTAATAGAAGAACAGATGTATCTGCTCAACCAACTGCAGGTAGAATGACTGCTGCAGATATGTTTGAGAAAAGAAAGAAAGAAAAAAATAAAGCAATGATTCGTAAGATGAAACCATTAAGGATTCAATAATTGAAAATATCAGACAATACAGCTATTAGTATGCCTATGAGAAATCTTCTTAGCATACTTGCAGCTACAGCAGTTGGTGTGTGGGCATACTTTGGAGTAATTGAAAGATTAAATAATATAGAAACTAGAGCAACTTTATTTGAAGCTGATTTAGTTAAACAAGCAGACCAAGTTCCTTTAGACCAAGAACAGTTTATGTTGATTGAATTTATGGCAGAACAGTTAGATGGTATTCAAAAAGAAATGGAATCTATGATGTCTAATACAGTTAATATTAATTTTTTAAAAGACCAAGTTTTAAAATTACAAGATGATGTTGAAGAATTAAAAGATAAGGTAAGGGAAAATAAAAATGATAACTAAAATAATTATAGCTTTATTATTATTTTCACAAGGTACTATGATTGAGCATACTGTAACAGATGGTATTAAAGATTGTCTTGAAAAAAAAAGAATAATGAAAAGAAATATGTCAGATACAGTACAAATATCTTGTGCTAAAGTTGAAGCACAAATAGAAACTATAGAAGGTATAGAATTTATTAGGTCTATGAGTAAGGTTAATTAATGTTAAATAAATTATGGTTTTTAGTTTTTATCTATCTATCAGTTTTAGGTGCAGGGTTATCTCAAAAAATTTTTGCAGCAGATACAAATACTGTGTCATCAACTGTAGTTACAAATAACACACCACCTACAGCAAATAGTCCATCCGTGGTGGTAAATAACAGTGACGTATGTACCAGTGCCTATTCGGGAGCAATTCAAACCCAAGTATTAGGTATTAGTTCGGGAGTAACTATTAAAGACGCAAATTGTGAAATGATTAAATTAGCAAGGTCACTTTACTCCATGAATATGCGTGTGGCTGCGGTCAGTACCTTATGTGCAGACTATCGTATTTTTGACGCAATGTGGATGTCTGCGACTTATTGCCCGTTTATGGGGGCCATAGGTGAAGACGCAAAGAAGGGGTGGCAAGAGAATAGGCATTTAGTTCCTGCCGGTAGTAAAGTATTTTTATCTATAGAACAAGTAGAAGCAGAACAAGAAAGAGTCGCACAAGAACTTTATAAGACAGAAAAAGAAGAACAAAAAAAGATTGAACAAGAAAAACAAGCATTGCTTAATGAATTAAATCAAGGAGTACACAAAGAAAGAAATGACCAGATTAAAGGAATTACTCTTGGTGGTTTGGCTTTGCTTTTGTTACTCTAGTTTAAAAGCTGATTGTACAAATACCACAATAGGTTTATGTACTCCGGGGACTGAGGAAGTAATCGTTGAGTCCATCACGGAAGAAACCGAGCAAGATGGAACAGGTATTACCACTATTATTACCACTACTACTGATGTTACTACTACCACCATTACTAATGAAGATTCAGGGGACATACTGGATGGAAATAACGGATATGTGTTATCTTCAAAAGAAGGGGATATGGACACAGATTGGGGAGGACAAGGACCTGCAAGTATGCCCAGTGGTTCCTCCTGTTATGGACTAGGCACAGATAAATGTGCACAAATTACAGGTAGTGGTAATAGCACCTCTACAATGGGTGTCACAGGAATGGGCACAACCTTTATACAAACAATAGATATAAGTGATTTAACTATTGACAAAGGTGGTCAAGTAAAGTATACTATAAGTGTAGATAAACAAGATTCGCAAGATAGAATCTACATGCACATTACAGGCAGTAATGGCAATACTTCCGTTTTTAGTGGTACAGATATATTATCTGAAACAGGTGTTACTAGTGGATATCAACAATATTCCGGTAACTTTGATTTTGCAGGAAGCTTAAATAGATTAATTGTAGAAGTTGGTGGAAGAGATATTAATCTTGCAATAGGTCCACTGTTTGATGATGTTAGTATAAACGTATTATATAATGTTGTCAATACAATAGTTACTCAAGAAATAACTACAGTAGAAATGTTTGTAGCATTAAATACAGATGTATCTACAGAAATAATAGATGTAGTAGAAACTATTTTTGAGTTTAATGAACCTATACAAGATGCTCCTATTTTTACTTTAGAACCTGTTAATGAAACTGTAGAAGACTTTTCTTACGAAACTGTCGAAGTAGAATTAGAAGTAGATTTTGATATGGAAGTAGAAATGACAGAGGTAGAAATTAATGTTGAACCTGAAACAGAAGAGCCGACTATGGATATACAGGAAGCTGCAAACGAAGAACCTGATATGGAAAATAGCACTGATAGTGAACCAAATGAAACAGAATCCGATAGCGAAGCTACTGAAGAATCCCCTATGGAAGATGAGAGTAGTGATGAGCAAGAAACTGTACAACAGGAAGAAGAACAAGAACCTACTGAAGAACCTAAGCAAGAGGTAAAGCAGGAACAAAAACAAAAAGCTGCTACAAAGATTGTTAAGAAGATGGGTGACAAAGGTAGATACGAAGTAAACAATCAAATAAAAACTTTGATAGTTATGCAGGTATTAGCAAATAGTAAAAGTTTTTTTGTAGATACACAGTTATCTGAAATACAAGGTTTCTTTACAGATGTAGAATTACCTGACACAACAATATCAGATAATAATATCGCTAACTATTTTATGACAATAGATAGTGATAATACATTTAATCAGATAGTAGATAGTCAATATAATAGATAGGAGATAAATGGCAGAAATCGAATATAAAGGGATTAAGGTAGGTGGCTCAAAGCTACTACTTATTCTACCTCTTATAGGTACACTTATTGGTGGCCTATGGGGAGGTTTTGAAGTGTATCAGCGATACATCACAATGGAAAAAAAGATTAATTCTTTTGTAAGCCCTGACCTTTCTGACTATGATAAAAGAATAGAACTAATACAACAAGAAGTAACTATGCTACAAGGTGAACTAACAATGATATTAGATGAAGTAAACCTAGTGGCTGATGTTGCAAAAGAATTGAAGAACGACCTTAAAGGGGATGTCCGCAGAATTGAGACTATCGTAGAAGATGTCGAGACCAGAGTTAAAGAAGACTCTAGAACTAACGAAAGAGAAATAAAAGAACTTGTCAAAGAGATTGAAGAAGACATGGCTGAGTTAGAAGAAAAGGTAGCAGATACTATACAGAAAACTTTAGCTAATCCACTAGCAGGTATGAAATAATGAAAATAGAAATAAAAACAATACTACCCTATTTAGTGTTAATAGCAAGTCTTGCTATGACATGGGGTATGTGGTCTGAAAGATTAGAGGCTGTAGAAAAGAAAGCAGATGCAGTCGCACAAATGCAACAAGATATAGCTATTATAAAAGAAAAAATAGTATGGATGGAAGCATATTTAATTAAAGGGAGTAACAATTAATGGCACTAGCAATTCCAACATTAGAAGAAGCATATGAAATGGCTAAAAGGGAAGCCAAAAAAACAAGAGATTCAGGATTCATGGGTAAAATGATTCTTCCCGGAGAAATGAATTTTCAAGATTTTAAAGCACAATATAATCCCGATAATCCCTCAGGAAAAGTAGGTTTTAATCCTGCATTTCCCGGAGGTATATATACGGCAGTTGAACCTCGAGATGGTAATGAATATAGATATACATCAGAAGGAGTTAGATATCAGGTCCCCATAGGTAGCCCTCCTAATTTTGGTATTCCTGAAATACAAATAGAACAACCTGGTATGAATCTTCCTACACCTCAACCTACACTAACTGACCCATCACAATTTGCACAGGCACAAGTTGGTGCTGCAGTTAGACAACCTACACTCCCTCAAGGTGGAGCCGTTCTACCTAATCTCGCACTACAATCCGTAGTACCTAATCAATTACAAACAACACCCGGACTTCAAGGAACAGTAGCAGCAGCTACTCCTGCAGCCACGACTGCTCCTATGGTACAGGGTGCAGCAGTTCCTAGTGCATCACAAGTTACACAGGCATCAGTTCCTACAGCTAATACTTATGATTATACTGCAACAACTACAGCCGGACAACTTCCACAAGCTACAGCAGCACAAGGTACAGTAACACAACCAATGGTAGCAGCACAAGAGGATTTAACTTCGCTACCACCAGAAGCCACTGTGCAAGGACAACTAGCTAACATATCACAATCAATTACAGATGCAGTCAATCAAGGCACAGCTTTACCTGCATTTGCACAAGGGGCCAAAAGATTAGTAGACTCAGCAATGCAACAAAGAGGACTAGGTGCTTCTAGTATTGCAGCAGAAGCTTTAGCACAAGGGATTATATCAGCTTCTATCCCGATTGCACAACAAGACGCAGCTACATATAAAGATGCAATATTTGCAAACTTAAATAATAGACAACAAGCTGCACTAACAAATGCTAATGCTTATCTACAAATGGATATGGCAAACTTAAATAATAATCAACAAACAAGTTTAGCTAATTTACAAATAAGACAACAATCTTTATTCTCAGACCAAGCTGCAACAAATGCAGCATCGCAGTTTAATTCTCAGAGTCAAGCACAGACTGACCAATTCTTTTCTAATTTAAATACTTCTGTTAGAACAGCTAATGCTCAAAGAACAGATGCAATGAATCAATATGCAGTAGCAGAACAAAATAAAATATCTGCACAAAATGCACAAAATCAAATAGCAGTAGATGAAGCAGATGCACAAAGAGAAGCAGCTATTAATCAATTTAATACTCAGCTACAAGACCAAAGACAAAGATTCAATGTAGAAAATCAAAGAGTAATCGACCAATCAAACGTATTGTGGAGAAGACAAGTTAACACTGCAAATACTGCAGCTATCAATGCCGCTAATCAAACGGATGCACAAAACTTATTACAGATATCTAACTTTGCACTATCATCATTATGGCAACAGTGGAGAGATGAAGCATCGTGGGTAAACACAGCATCTGAAAATAATAAAAATAGACAACACAATGTTGCTATGGCTGCATTAGATAGAGAAACAACAATGGCTTTATATGATGAAGAAAGTAAAGCACAGTTTAATACTTTCTTAGGTAGTATAGGTTTAGATATATTTGAATCAATATTAACAGGAGATAATTAATGGATATAGGAACAGTATTAAATTTAGTAGGTACAGCTAAAAGTTTTTTAGGTGGAGGCTCTGATGGTGGACAACAAAGAGAACAAAAGTCTTTGTTAGATATTTATTCTGATGTAAAAACTAGAAGGTATGATATAGATTTAACTCAAGAAGAAATGGCTGCTCCGGGTCAAATACAAGGAATACAACAAATAGATTATGCAAGTACAAGACAGTTTTGGGATAATCTTTTAAAAGAATATATGAGAGGATAATATGGCAGCAAGAGAAACAAATCCATTTGACGCACCAGTACCGGGTCAGTCATTAACAGATACACCTAGAAATTATCCATGGGAACACGCACCACAATATGCTACAGTAGAAGATGCATCTATGCAAGTATGGGAAGGTTTACACAAAAAAGAAACTATGGAAAAAGTTGTAGTGTTATTAGATGCAGGGTTAACTGTAGAAGAAATAACTAAAGTAATTGTGTTTGCAGGATTTGTAGAAGGTAAATTTACACCTGATGTGGGATTATTGTTAACACCTATTGTTGCAAAAATGATAGTGGCTATTGGCAAAAACGCAGGTGTAGAAAAAATAAATATTAATGTACCAAAACAAGATGATACAAAAGAATTAATTAAAACAGTAATAAAAACTACTCCTAAAGAAGTAGATAAAAAGAAAGAAGTAAAAGAAGATACACCTGATACAGGTTTAATGGGTAAACCTAAGAAGGAGGATAAGTAATGGGATTATTAAGTTCAAGAACTTTTAGACAAATAGCCATTGGTGCTGCCGGAAGATATCAAGAGAAAAGACAAACTATGAGAGATAGAATTGATGAGTATCGAGAAAGAGCAGTTAATACAAAAAATGATATACAAACAAAGTATAATGAATATTTTGATGAAGAAAAAGAAAATATAAATACATTTAATCAACTTTCAACACTTGTGGGAGCCGATTATGTTGGTAAGTTAAATAGTTTTGCACAAGGAAATCCTGATAAATTGAATTTGTTTTTAAATCAAAATGCAAACACAGTAAGGGCAGAGTTAGATAAATATCAAGATTCAGATTCAGACTTTGTAGCACAAAGAACAGAAAAATTAAAGTTAAAAGAAAATGAATTAAATCAAAACTTACAGGACCAAGTAGGATTGTTTAAAGGAACCTCTACTTTATTTACAAGAGACTTAGAAGAAAGAGGAATGAAAGAAATACAAGCAGAATCAGGTACTTTACAAACACAAACTTTACCTTCTGTTCAAGCTGCGGGTCCGGGTATGGGAACTGATACGTTTATAGGACAAGAAAAAATATCTTCAAATATAGACTATTATAATAATACTTTAAAGATTGCAAAAGTAGACCCTAATACTAAATTACCGGTGCTAGATAATGATGGTAATCAAGTATACACAATCGCTAAAGGCCAAGAGTCAACTGTTGCAAATATAGATAATCTAGCACAAACAAGTGTCGAAAATGGTTTTAATAAAGGTTTAGACCAAGCTATAGGAAATGTTATAGAAGCATTAAATAATCAAAATTATGAATTTTCTTTTATGACCACAGCAATAGAAGGTTCACCTATTGATGTAGAATTAACACAATTGTTTAATGAAGCTAAAATACAAAATAAACCATTATCAATGCAAAGTGTTATAGATGAACTTAGAGAAAGAGGATTAACATCTAAAGCAGATATGTTTCAAAAAGAGTTAGATGATTTTACCACTCAAAAGATAGATGAGGAGCCAGAACCTGAAACAGAAACTACTACAACTACAACACAACCTACAGAGGATATACCCGGAACTAAAATAGAAGGAGCAGGGTCACGTGCAAAATCAGTTACAGAAGATTATGTATCTCCTGAACAAAAAGATGCTAATAGTAAAGTACAAGTAACAGAGGATTTCATCAAACAAGTTATGGATAAAAATAATGTTGATAGAAATAGGGCCATAGAAATTTTACAAATGTATGGTTATACACAATTTCCACAAGTAACAAAAACAGAAACAAAAACCCCACCATTTTTAAAAGGTAAAAAGTAAACATGGGTCAAGAAAGACTTAATGCCTTACGAGAAGAATTAGGCATAGAAAAAGAACAACCTTCTCTATCTCAACAAAGTGATGTTCCTGCATCGACAGGCATTACTGTAATCACATCAGAACCTAAATCTAGATTAGATTCTTTGAGAGAAGAACTTAATCAGATTACAGTCACAGATAAAACTTCCCAAAACCCCACATTTAAAGATAATTTTGTTAACGACATGGAACCCTCTAGTCCTCCAGAGGTTAACAATAAATATGCTTATGCTTTTAAGTTAGGACTTGCCGATACCTTTAGAGGTGTAAAACAAATGGCAGGTAGAGATAAAGAAGAAATGAAAGCAGAGCAACAAAAACTTAATCAATTAATGCGTGGTGAAGATGGTGGATTAGTTACTTTAGCATATTTTGGTGGTGCATTACTAGACCCTGCAGGATGGTTGATACCTTTTGGTAAAGCTAGGAATTTATATACAATGGGTAAATATGGAGTGGTATCAGGAGCTATAGCAGGTGCTACAGGATATGTAGATGAGGAATCTATTATAGATACTAGAGGTAAACAACTTTTAGTGGGTGCTGTAGGTGGCGGTATAGTTGCTCCTGCAATCGGAGGTTTAAGAAATTTAGGTGTTATGATTACTGGTAAAGGTGAAATAACTCCTGTAGGATTTAAAAGAGCAAACTTAACTCCGGCAGAAACTATCGAAAGAGGCGGAACCACAGTACAAGTAAAAGGTAAAGCTATTGAAGAAGATTTAAGTGAAGGTAAAATATATGCAGAGGGTGAAAGAACTTTAGGTGTAAGGCCAGAAGGAGAAATTGGTAAAGAACCTAAATCTGTATTTGATACACTAGTGGATATATTTAGAGGAAGAGATACAAGAGTACCTTTTCCAAAAACAAAAAAAGTTTTAGATGCTCCTAAACAAGGTGAGTTATCTGCAAAACCTCATAACTTTATTAACAAAATATTAAAAGGTTATGAAGAAAATTATGGTAAAAGGTTTTTAAAAGTAGCAACCACAGGAGAAGGAGGGACAGCCATTGCCGGTGGATTAGTTGGATTTAATGCTGATGCTGAAGCACCAATCTTTGATATTAATGCTCCTTTAAGTTCTAGATTTGGTAGAGCATTTTTAGGTGCAGCCGCAGGTTATCTTGGTGTTACTGTATTAAAAAAGAAAAAAGTAAAAAGAGTTTATGGTAAAGACACTGATGAACCTGTAGAAGTAACAGAGTCTTTAGCAGAAATATTAGGAAGAGGAATAATAGATAAGTACGGTTTAACAAAAGATTATAAAAAATTACTACAAAAATATGATGGTACTAAAAATGATATAGCATCTGCTTTTGTCCGTATTGCGAAACAGATGCAAAAGCTTACTAAAGATGAAAGAAAGATTTTATATAATATGTTAGAAGGTGATGTTAAAACCAATGTAGCCCCAAAAGAATTAAAAGAATTAAGTAAGATGGCCAGAAACTTAATAACAGATACAGGACAATTGTATGTAGATTTAGGATTGTTAGCACCTCAAACTTTTAAAAAAAATAGAGATAGATATTTAGGAAGATTATATAAAGGTGAAGAAGAAGATATACCTATTGAATTAAAAAAGATTGGTGATGATTTAAAGCCTAGAGGTACATTACATGAAGTGACAGTAGCAGATTGGTTTAGAACTTACAAAAATCAAAAACCAACTGTTAATGATATAGTAGAACCGGGTCATAAGGGTTGGGAATTACTAGGTGACTTTGAAGAAATAGGTGGGCAATTATATCAAGTTACTAAAAGACAGAAACCCACAGTAACAGATGAAAGATTAGGTAAAAAAGGAAAAATACTTCAAAAGAAATTATTAAAAAGAGATGCAATGATTCCTATCCGTTGGCAACTAACAAAAGAACAAAGACTAGCCAAAGGTGAAATAGAAGACGCAGCAATTTCTATGGAATATACAGGTATCTTAATGGCTCAAACTGTAGCAAAGTATCAGTTTTACTCAGATGTTGCAGCACAATTTGCAGAAGAAGCAGGTGGTAGGACAGCAAAACAAATGTTAGCTTTACCTCAAAGATATAGAAAGATACCTGAAAATAAAATAGCAGGTACTGTATCTAAAAGATATGGAGCATTGGCGGGTAAGTATGTTCCTGAAAATGTTTGGAAAGACATCATGGGTACAAGAAGATATCAAGAAAAATCTTCTAATGCAGTTTATGCAAAATATAAAAAGTTAAATAGTTTATGGAAAGTTTCTAAGACTGCGTGGAATCCAACGGTGCATGTTAATAATGTGTTTGGTAATTTAGTATTAAGTGATTTAGCAGATGTTCCGTGGCGAACCTTACCTAAAGCATTTAGAGCATTAAGAACTCATGGTAAAGAAGGACATCGTTCTGAAATAGTTTTACTAGCAATTAAACATGGTGTATTTGATGCAGATTTTGTTAATAAAGAAATTAGAAATTTTAAAGAAGGTGAATTAGCAGGTATCTATAAATCAAAAGCTAATGCTGATGAATGGGATAGTGCAGTAGACATATCTGATAAGATTTATAGTAAAGTTAGAAATAATTCTATTACAAGTAAATTAGAAGATTGGTATAGAATAGAAGACCATGTGTTTAGATTAAATGCTTTTATGCATAGAATGAAGTTAGGTGATTCTGCAGAGGATGCTGCTTTATTTGCTAGAAGACAGTTTATAGATTATGATATTGATGCACCTTTAATTAATCATTTAAGAAATACAGCTACACCTTTCTTATCTTTTACTTATAGAATAATTCCTCTGTTAGCTGAATCAGCAATACTTAGACCTACAAAATATGCTAAGTATATAGCGGCAGGATATAGTTTAAATAAGTTAGAAGAGATATATGGTGGTGAAGATGCTAAAGTAGAAAGAGCATTACTACCAGATTATGAAGCAGGTAATATTTTAGATATGCCATTCATGCCTAAAAAAGTAATTAGAATATCTGGTAAGTCAAAAGACGGAACATCTAAATATTTAAATATTAGTAGATTTTATCCGGGTGGTGACATATTAAGTTTTGAAGGAAAAAATGTTGTACCCTTTTTACCAGAACCTTTACAACCTTCTTTTGGTATTGGTGGTGACTTTTTATTTTCCATGCTTGGTTTTGATATATTTAGAAAACAAAAAGAATTTGGTAGAGGAGATGGAACTGCTCTTGAAGAAACAATAAAAGGTCTAGGTAGCTTTGGTAAAAAGTTAATACCTAACTTCCCTTTCTTACCGGGTTCTTATTCTACAAAAAGATTAGAAAGAGCAAGAGCAGGGGACATATCTAAATTTAGAGAACCACAGACAGAGTTAGAAGCTTTATTAACTTCCTTTGGATTTAAAGTAAGTAATAAAAGTATTAGAACTTTAGGTGCGAGTCAAAGATTACAATATGAAAGAGAAGTAAGAGTTCAAAAAAGCAAACTCAATCAATTAAAAAATCAAGTAGCCACAAATCAAATAAGTATGGCTGATTATGATAGACAAGTAGGAAAAGTATTAGCTAAAATAAATAAACTAACAAAAAAGTTTGTTGGTAGATTTGATGGCATAGACCCTTATGCTATGACCTTTAATTTTGATATGACAAAGTTTATGGGTAGAGGTGATAAGGCAACAAAACCTGATAAGGATTATGATTAAGGAGGATAAATAATGGGTGGATTACCAGTAGAAATGATTACAATGCTAGGCTCTAGCTTACTAGGTGGATTTATGTCCATATGGGGCCAGAGTATTAAAGCAAAACAAGAAGAACAAAAGATGTTATTAGCAAGAGCAGAAACTCAAATGTCTTTTGTAGAGAAAGCAAGAACATATGACAACAAAGGTTTCCAGTGGACCAGAAGAATTATTGCACTGACTGCAGTTTTTTTTATTATAGCATGGCCCAAGTTAGTGCCGGTTCTATTCGATACTCCAGTGATATTGACATGGACAGAATTTACTCAAGGATTCTTATTCTTGATAGAGAAGAAAGAAGTATTGATGGACAAAGAGTTCTTAGGTTTAGTGATAACACCACTAGATACACATCTAATGTCTGCTATTGTGGGACTATACTTTGGTGGAAGCTTGGTGAAGAAGTAATGCTAGAAGAAGTAGTAAAAGAATTATCTAGTGATTCTGAGGAAGGTTATAGGGGTTCTATTTATGATGACAAAACAGGAAAAATTGTAAATAAAGGAACCCCAATAGATGAAAATGGACAATTACCTTCTGGCGGATATCCTACTATAGGGACAGGACACTTAGTAACAAAAGATGAGTATGAATCTAAATATCAAACAGGAAAAATATATCCTAAAAAACAATTAGATAAGGTTCTTTATAATGATGTTTTAGAAAAACAAAAAATAGTAGAAGATAAAATAAAAAACGATTATGATAATAAAGATATATCAGATGATGTAAAAAAAATATTAATAAAAACTACTTTTTGGTTAGATGCTCCTAATAAATTTCCAATGTTTTTTGATGCCATGGTAAATTCAGATTACGATAGGGCTATAAATAATTTAATATACACAGACCCGTCTGCTCCAGAAATGGGAAAAACTAAAATATATGAGCCTGAAGAAGGTATGGCAGGATTAAAAGAAAGAACTTTAAAATATATAGAATCTATAAATAAATTAAAATCTAATACAATCCGTTAACAAACCTAGTTAACTTCTTATTAAGTTCATCCATTTCATGTCTTGAATAATTAATTAATGAACAGAGGTTATTAGTATACTGATACTCGGGGAACTCCCTGTCCATTATAAATTTAAATTGTTGTGGTTGTATAAAGTTGTAGTCTAATTGTATGTCACTATCTCGATTGAGATTGACGGAGTAGTTAAGTAAGTTAGCGACATAATCAAACTTTCTTTGTTTCTTGTTTTTGTCCAGATTCATTGGATGTTTCCTTTAGCTGTGCTAATCCTGTTATTAAAGTATGTACTTCACCATAAGGTCTAGTAAACATATATTTAATTACATTCTGTAGCAACTCACTACTTATTAAGTAATTTTTCATGTTCTTTTTTCTCCTTTTTTAATTGTATATTTCTTAACTCTTCTGTAATTATTGTAGATAAATCCTCATACAATAATCTTAAAGAGCCAAAAAAACTGCTATGATTGGATATTTTTACATATCCTTTATCCCTTACTTGCTTTGATTCAAAGTTATCTAAAGACAGTAATAGTTCCCCTGTAAAAGGGTCCTTAACTATTCTCATTTTCCACCCCATAATTATTATAATCAATTAGTTTATTTATAGGGATTAGATGTCCCCACGAAGTATTGTTGTCCCCACCGGGGATTTTTTTAAATGTATTATTCTTAATAATATTCTTTAAATCTTTTGTCTTTAATGTTATATTAAAACAAAACTTATCTTTACTGTAGAAATTAATGGTCCACCATTCAGCCTGTGTCTTGGCAATCCCACTTTCTTTTCCCCTACTTTGATATTCACAATAGTGATTACCTGTCTTAATCCACTTATCTCTTTCAGACTTTACTTCAGTCTTTTCACCTTGTTGTATTTCTGCAACAACAGTTTCCCCTTGTTTACCCCATTGTAAATCATATTTAAAGTTTGCATTATGCTTCATGCATAACCTCCTTTGGATTATTTATTTCTACATACCAAGCAAACTTAGGATTGGATGCTTTTGATTGTTGTTGTGGTAGGTATTGTATATCTTCACCCCAACACTTCTGTTTATACTGACAATATGAACATACAGTTCCTAATATTTTGTTGCCTGTAGGTTTTTTGTAAAACATTTCTTCTTCAATATCAAAGCATTTTTCAAAAGGTTTGTCTTCCATTAGTGCTTTTGTATTATCTAAAGCTTTTTGAATAGCTTCTTTTCTATACTGAGAATCATCTTGTGGCGGTTCACTCAATAATATTTCACCGGTAGCTTTATTAATAACTATCCAACCACCAAAAGGTTTCTTTGTTGCTTCGGAATATAAATACCCTTGAGTTAGATATCCAAACACATCATCTTTAGCAACCTTCTCAAATCCTCCACCACTCTCACCAAACTTTTTATCAAAGGCAAAAGGTGAAGCTGATTTAATGTCGTATACTTTATCATCAATAATAATATCGTATGTGCCTTTCATGTCAAACCATTTTGTTTTGTATTTGACATTCTTTTGTACACCTTGTATATTAGCTTTGGTAGTTCTTAATAACATTACCACAATCGCTTCTAAGATATCACCAAATAAAAACTTTAATTTATTATTATAATTTTCATAAGATACTATCGCATTGCCACCGGAATATTTCTTTTCCATTTGTAATTGACATAGTGGTTTGCCAATACTAGACATTCTAATTCTAAACTCAGATTCCCTCTTTTGAGTAAATTGTTTTTCTACTGCTTGTTTGCAGTCTTTAAGAAACTCTTTTAATACTTCTTTAGGTATTGCCACAGGCTTACGTTGGGCCTGTGACAATAAAGATTTTACTTCTTCTAAGAAAGTCAAGAGGTTATTTCGTCCATGATTTCATCATCTAACACATCTTGTTCTGTAGTGTGACCTTTCTTAGCTTTGTTATGTTCTTCTTTTACATAGCTATTCTCTGCCTCCACATATTCTAAGAAACCTTTTAGTGTTTCTTTATCTGAATCAGAAAACTTGACATCTTGATTACTATCTTTTATCTTAGCAACAAAGTATGTCACACTTCCTTTTGTATGCTTTTCTGTTCCATTAAAATCTAGAACAGTATTGTACATTATCTTATTACGTTTAGATAAGCTTTGAAGCATATTGCCTATGGGCATAAAGTTTACACCTCGTACTCTATACAATACAGGTTCGTTTGTCAAGATAATTTCTTCACCTTTTGAAGACTTACCTTTGACGGACACAACACCAAACACATTTCGATAGCAAGTAATCTTATCCTGTTCTATCTTAGCAACAGGGTCTAGATTTTCTCGTTCTGCTTTGGGTACACTTCCACATGATTCCGTTCCTTTGGTATCTATTTTTGAATCGGACCAACTTCTAAACATAACTGATTTAGAATTGTTATCCTCATTCTCTTCATCATATTTCTTGTACTGAAATGTATTTAAGAAAGGTCTAAAAGAAACTTTCTCTGCATACACTGTGCCTTTGTCTGTACCTTCTACTTTGTACAAACCTCGTTTGATAGCATTGCCATCACTATCCTCGGCTTCATAGTTAATAGACAATCTAGCTAAAGATGAACCACCCATGTCGGCATCCTGTCCGACCATAGCCATTATCTTATCATTAGATAAACTGTCTAGATTACTTAGTTCGTTTGACATAATAATGCCTCCTTTTATAAGTATATTGTATCACAAGTCTGTGGATAAGTCAAGCCAATTCGAACCACTTTTTATTTCAAAGTCTAAAGGTACATTTAAATCACAATCAAATCTTTCTTTTAGTGATTCTTTTATACCGGAAAACCCTTGGTTTAAACAGTCAAGGACTTGTGAGTATTCTTCCGGATGAACATCTAGTATCACGGAATCATGTACTGTATTAATCAGTAATGTTTTCATATTGTTTTTTTTCAATAGATTCCATACGTTTATACAGGCTATAGGAACTATATCTGCCGTGGCAAAACCTTGAACAGGATAATTTTTAACTGCAGTAGATTGGGTACTACTACCGTCTTTTCTTCTATAGATATTAGGGAAGTAATATTCTCGACCACTCGGTAGTCTTACTATCTTAGATTTTATTGCAGTGTCTTCTAACTTCTTATGCCACTCTGCAATATTCTCATACTTCTCTAAAAACTTTTGATAATATTCTTTTTCTTTTTTCTTACCCATCATCCCACCATATAAAGGTTTAAATGTATGAGCCTTTGCGTCTTGCCTAGAACATCCGATAATATTAGCAGTGTATTGATGAACATCTACACCATTGGCAATGTCTTCCATGCCTTGTTTATCTTGGGCTAGGAATACGGCAGTTCTAAATTCTAACTGTGCAAAGTCTACTTCTATAATCTTACCTTTGTAAAATCTAGATGTAATAGCTTTTTTAATAGGAAACTTATCACCTCTCGGCATGTTTTGGAAGTTAGGTTTAGAACTAGATAGTCTTCCTGTGGTAGTTATATGCTGATTAAAAGAGGGGTGAAGTATTCCGTCTTCTCTTGTATTGTCTTTGATACCGGTAACAAATGTATTGAGATAAGTTTCTACTGCACTATATCTCATGATACTATCTACAAATTCTTTTAGTGTGCCTTCTGCAAACACAGATATTTTATTTAGTGTGTCTTTATCTGTTTTAAATCCACCCTGTGATGCGTCATGAATTGTTCTAGGAGACCAACCAAATCCTGCCTTGGCTTCTGTTTCTAAGAATATCATACCCTCACCTTTACAAGGTGAACACTTTGACATGTTCTTAAAAGGTGTTCCGTCTACCTTTGTATGTCTAACTAATCCTACACCATTACAAGTTTTACATTGTGTGGCCATTGTTTTGTATACAGTATCAGTATACTTATCTACATTGTGTTGGAATTCTCTATCAGTCATACGAGGTCTACGTTTAGGTCTTTTGGTTCTTTTGTCTATACCTATGTTAAATAATTCTGCCCATTGTTTTTTATCCTGTACCTTTCTAGAATAAATAACCTTAGATAAATCTTCTGTTGATGATAGATTTATTTTAGTATCACCCATCATTTGACTGACAATTCTATCTATTTTATTTTTTAGTTTGTAGTATTCTTCGTTTAGTTCTTTTTCTACCACATCTAATTTTTCTAGGTCCACATGATTGCCGTTCATTTCCATATCAATTAATACTTGTAGAAAATCATTCATCAAGTTTCTTGTGGGAATCAGATTAGCATTAGCATGATTATTAAATGCTTCGACTTGAGCATTATATAATTCTCTTGTTATCTTAACATCTTGTTTACCATACTCTTCTAATTTGTCCATAGGTATTTCTTCGATACCATATCCTTCATTCATGTAGGTAGCTAGGATATCTGATTTTAAACTGATACCTCTACGTTTACAAGATTCTTTTAGTGACACTGATTTCTTCTCACCTCTATTGATAATATATTCCCCTAACATTGTATCGTATAGTTTACCTTGATAAGTAAATCCGCATTGATATAACCATGACATATCAAATTTTAAATTGTGGCCAATAACTAATTCTGATTTATCTAGTATATCTTGTATTGCTTTTCTGCTTTCTGTCAAGTCTTTTTTGATAGGGTCGTTGTGATAAAAGAAATAGTATTCATCATTGATACCTACACTCACTAATCTATTATCGGGATTAAATGGTGAAGGGTCACCCTCTTTTGTAAAGGTGGTTTCTATATCTAATACTGTTATCATCTATATCCTTTCTGCGTATCGTGATATTGTGGGTCTAAGTATTACCTCAAACTCAGCATGGTCACCGGTTAGTTTGTTCTTTGATAGTGTCACAAATCGAACACAATCATCTAAATAATTTTCTATTTCATCCTCTTTACCTATACCTAAGATAACATCTGCTTCTGCTGATTTACCTGTCTTAGAATTTTCCATAACACTAAATGTAACTCTGGACCTACCTTGTGCTTCTGCTGAAGCTTGTGACATTCCAATAACTAAGATGTTATGTCGCTTGGCTAATTCTCTAGCCTGTCTATATACTTCTCGTAGCTTCTCGTGGGTAGCATTGTATTTGCCACTAACATTTATCTTATCTAATTGGTCGATGATTAAAATATCTACATCATTAACAGAACAATACTCATCTAAATCATCTATTGTTTTATCCACACAATCAAAGTTTTCTATGTAAGGGCTAATAGAGGACCACTTTTGTTTTGCTAATTCTCTACTACCATTAAGAATATTACCTCGTTGTAATCCTGTGGAAGCATTGAGTAATCTCATTTGAGTTCTGATAGCCGGTTCCTCATTAGCAAATATAGAAACCTTTTTTTGTTGCCATGCAAAACCATGAGGGGAAGCCACAAGGCTAATCCAAAAAGCAGTCTTGCCTGTTTCCGGTCTTGCAAATATAATCATAAAGTTTCCACGACCAATACCATTGGTGGCTCTTTGTAATGAGGGTAGATTAAATTTGAACTCCCCCTGTTCTTGTAAAGCCTCTACAATCTTATCCACATCTTTAGTCACGGCTTCACTTTCTTCCTGTGTATTGTCTTCATCGACATCAGCCATAAACTTTTCTACTTGTTTAAGACTACTACTACTAGGATTGTTAGCTATATCTAAACATATTCTTGCTAGTTCATCTGCTTTTTTGATACGATACATAGACTTCAATGCAGTTTCTACTACATCATCACTCGGTGCTTCTTGTCTTTCTATACTATCAATTAATTCATGAATACTTTTTTGAGAAGCATAACTCGTATTAGGAAAGTATGTATTGAAATAAGCTAACTTTAAATCACTAAAGTTTATCTTATTAACATTAGGATTATCTCTGTAAATAAATCCTATTGTTTTATATATCTCTCTTGCACCGTTCTGAAATATGGATATATCTATTTCTGATTTTAACTTATCATACTTTTCTCTATTAAGTAAAGTTCTTAATATGTATAGTCTTAGGTTTCCATTTTCCATTCATCCCAACTTTCTAATATTTTAACTCCAACAGTCGTGCTTCCATTTCACACTTCTTCACTTCTAATGCAGTCAAACTTTCTGTATCACAACTAACTTTCGTTTTTTGGATAGGTTCTAATTCTTCTATTATTATTTTATCATCTTTCTTATCCCTGTCAAATATAACTGTACAAGAACTGATAGATAATAATAATAATATTCTAATCAACATAATCATATTCCTCTATTCTAACATACATTCTTTCAATGTCAAGTGAAATTCCAAATTCTTTTTGAAAAGATTCTGAAACTTTTTTTCTACAGGTTTCATCAATATCAGATACATTATCTGCTACTTCTACCTCATAAGGTATCTCTACTGTGACTGTCATTAAGTGCTTTTTTCCAAACATATTATCCCTTTCTATGTATATTTGTTTGTCTTAAAGTATTCTTCGTATTGTTGTTTAACATGCTCGATGTGTTCTTGTTCTAATGTTCGGGCATGTTTTTCTGCTGAATATTTTGAATCAAATATTTTATCCCTTTCTTTTATGTGTCTAGAATACTTGCCCCTATATCCCCACTTCTTAGATACTTCATCCGGTATTAATACTCTATACTTTTGTCTATTACTATTTCTTGGTATAAAAGATTCTATACTAATAAAACCATTCCTGTAAATAGGCATGACATAAGGTTTAGAATCTATCGTTTCGTGTATGGTGTTAAGTTTATTTATTAACCTAACATTACTTCTAAGTCCCATAACTTCATTCTTTGTAGGTCTAGCACTTTCTTTATCAGAATAATTATCTTTGTTCTTGGCCCAAAACTTTTTAGAAGATTCCGATTTTTTAAATCGACCCTTCATACCACCTCGTTTTCTAGGCTCTGACTGATACATAAAATGATAAAGTATTTGTTGTTGCATTAGTAATTAATCTGTGGTAAGTTTGATACTAAATAAACTAAGAATACTAATACAATCATAATTGACATCATCAATGCTATAAAGTCTCGCATATTTTATTTCCCCATTCTTTTAATTCTTCTACACTTAACCATTTCAAATCTTTGTCTATCATCTTTATCTGTGTAGGAATAACATGTGATAAACAATCACGCAACTTAAAACTTTTTTCTGTGGCATCCCTGTCTAAACAAACAAAGGCCCTGTCTATTCTATCCACAATAGGTGACACAAAATTATCGGGTATGCTCGTACCCATAAGGGCAATCCCTGTAAATCCGGCAAGTGCCACCTTACATGCTGAAATACAATCCTCAACTATAAATCCTATATACTTATTGGTTCCAACAATAAACGGAACCGGGGGTGTACCATACTTGTACCACTTAGGTGCAGTATTGGAGTAAGGATGTAACATCCTACCTACTGCACCCACCACCATACCATTATCTTCTACTAAAAATACTAATCTATTTTGTTTAACATCATACATTAGTCTTGCTTCGGTATCACTAATACCAAAACTTTCTAGATACTCCCTCGCTTTATTATTTCCAAATACAGTCACAAAATGTTTGGGTATGACAAACTCTTTAGAAGGTTCAATTTTAGAGGGATTTATAAATTTGTCCAAGTCTTCTGCTCGAAGTTCAGAATCTGTCATACCTTTTGCAGTACAGTTAGCATGAAAACAATTCCATACTAATCTGCCATTCTCATGTCTTACAGATAAAGTATTTCTATTTAAACAAAAAACACAATCACCTCGATAGGATTGACCAAGTCCTATATTGAGGTCTTGAATTTTATTTAATTGATATCTATAATCCATACTTACAAGTATACACTAATTAAAAATAATGTCAAGTAAAAAATTTTTATTGACAAATTGAAAAAAATATGTTAACATATAATTGTCTGCCGGTGGGGTATAATGTAGAAAATTATTCATCTTCCATTTTCTTTGTAGGTTCTGCAGTTAAGATAACTCTATCAAAGTCTGTATCATAAACACTAGAAGTTAAACCTTCTAATAAATATAACTCTTGTGCTTCTATTTCATTTTCTGCTCTTACATAATACCTTCTAGTTCTTGTTTCTTTGACTGTGACTGTCCACATCTTAGGCATATGTATAATCTTTGTCATTTCTTATCCTTTCTTTTATAGCTTCTGCTATGCTATAATCTTCATACATAACATTAACTTCTTCATCTGTTATCTCTGGATAGATTTTATCCATTTCTTCTTCGTCTTCTAACCATTCACCATGGCCCTCACAGATATGACACTCTTCTATTTCATCGTATCTGTCACCCCATTCTATGTAGCCTTTGCCTTCACATTCTGGGCATTTAACTGTTTTTTTCATAATGTTTCCTTTCTATAACTTATTATCTCAAAATAATTGTATACTGTCAAGAACTATTTTAAACTAATTGGTAATAAATTATTACTAAATTGTCACACCTCCTTTGTCATAATAACACTTGTAAAAACCCTGTAGGCCGGTATAATAGTAGGTATATGGAGGTGAAATTATGAATGTTTTTGGTATTACTGAAAAATCTGTCAACTTTTTTGTTAATATGTTTGATAAGTATAATATTGATGAAGACAATATCAAACGATTTGTTGAAGTCGAATACAAACCCAATGACAGGGGGTGGGCTTTTGAACAACTTAAAGCAGAAAAACTTAAAAAAATTGCATAAAATGGAGGTATAGTTATGAGAAAACCTATATTCGCAGGGAACATAAAACCGAATAACGTAAGCAGAAAGCCTAGATAATCCGGTTTTAAGAAGCATACAGGGGGTATCTACTACCCCTCATGTATGTTTTATTGGACACCTAGAAAGGAATCGAACCTTTTTAAATGGATTTGCAGTCCACCACATAGCCAATCTGTCACTAGGTGTTTATAACTTACCATATGTCTTCATATTTACCTTGTATTTTTTCATAGTTTAATGTTCCGTCATGGTGTTTAAAGTTTTCTGCCTTTTTAAATGTGACTACTGTCACCACTACTGCTAATATTAAAATGAAGTGGGCAACTGCAGTATAACCAAACACTACAAAGGAACTAAAATATAAAGAAAATGCAATACACCACATCCATGCCAGTATCTGTAGCACTAAATGTCTTACTTGTAAATCCTGTATATGTCTTAATGGATTTCTTTTATGGTCCATTACTGCATTCCAACTATTATATATAAAATCTCTCAATGTAAAGTCCTATTAATAGTTTCTTCCGGATAAAATTCTACTTCCAATTCATCATCTTTTTGTTCATCGCTGACATCAATTATAGAAAACATTTCCATTGCTTTCTCCTTTCCATACTTCTCAATCATTTCTTTTGCCTTCTCGGTAATTTCCCAACCACCCCACTCGGTTCTTTTAGCCCAACCTTTCTTCTCTAATTCAATTAAAACTTTAATTAGTTCTTCATCATTCATTATTGTTTGTTCCTAAATCACCTAACTTTACTTGAGCCTGTTTCTCAAATGCTTCTGTAATTTCTTTATCTTTTTGATATTCTTCTATATATTTTGCTCTTTCTTTTTGCATTTCTGTGACATCAGCAAACGTCATGTTTGATATTTTCAGATTTAATTTTTGATTTTTTTCTGCCCAATTATCTAACCTTTCTTGATAGAATTTTTCTCTAATCTTTAATTCTTCTATTTCTTTTCTTGTTTCTCGTAATTCTTTTTTTGCTTTCTTTAATTGTTCTTGTAGTTCATTTGCCGTTGCCATTATTTACTCCCTTTTAGTTCATTAATTAGTTTACCTAATTCTTTTTGTTTGTCAACTAAAACTTTAATAATATCTGCCAATACTTGTTTTTGGTTGTATTCAAAATGTGGATGTGTCTTCATCCAATCATATTTTATTACACCCACTAAATATTTTTCAGTATCTCTTAAAGTATATCGTATTGTTTGTAGTTTGTCAATCATTATTCTGCCCTTTCTTCAAATAGTATTTCAATCATATCTTTTATGCCTACATCTATGTGGTCATTTAATCCACTATAGTTATGCTTATCTAAAAGTTCTTGAAACTCATGTAATGACATGTCCTCAACTTCTTCCATTATTCTTTCTTTTATTACTTCGTTATGTATACAACTCATATTGTATTCCTCACAAATTCTTTTAGTTCTTCAAACAATTCTTGTCCTCTCTCTGTGTTCCTTGTTCCTTCCGGATTGTTTGGGTCCGGCTCTATGTAATCACCTAGATTGCTTGGATGTGTATTCTCTACCATTATCCAAAATATCCTATCGGTTATATAGTATGCTCGTTCATCTGTTGTCATTGTCGTTCCTTTCTACATCATTAAATAAATCCATAACATCATTTCTAAAACCATAATATTTTTTAAGTTCTTCTTGTTCTAATAAATTAAGATTAAAATACTCTACTAATAATTCATAAAGTTTTTCATCTATCTTTAACCATTTTATATCTTCCATTGTGTTAGTCCTTTCCATGTATTTTTGTTATTGTAAATCCGTCTGTTAAAACTTCACCCACGTTTATTTTATCATCCTTATCAAGATAATAAAAAATTTGTTCATCATCTGAATCAAACTTGCCGTCCCATGGGTCAGTAGAAATTCTGTAATCACTAACGTTTTTTCTAGGGTCATCATCCCAATAACCTTCAACCCAAAAATAATTATATTTCATTGTTAGTCCTTTCTATACTTCTATTGTATCATATATAAATAGTTTGTCAAGTGTAAATAAACCCTTGATTTTACTAGGTTTTTTCATACTTAGTTTTTAACAATCCATAATATAATTCATTTAAAATATTATGAACTCTTATCCTTTCATGTCTTGGTAATTCATTTAAATTAAATTTATACATATCAAATAATTTAAATACATCATCTTTAAAATGTGCTATGTTCATTTTATCACCAATCACACTTCCAATATAATAATATTAGTGTTGTATAAATTATCGGTATTATCATAAATCCACCAATGACTAGATACTCTTTTGTATTTCTACTCATTATACTTCATCCAAGTCTTGTATTGTAAATTCATTTTGGTCTTGATAATGGATAGATTCTAACGCACAACCTATTAATTCATTATTTTTTAAGTAATAAAATTTTATTTCATCATCTAGTTTTAATTCATTTTTAGATAAAAGTAATTCTATTATTAATTGTCTAACTGTCATGGCATAACCCCTCATCAATTAATTGTCTTGCCATGCGACCAAAACTACCTTGTAAGGTCCATGCCATACCGGTGTCAATTAGGTGTTGCCATGCTTCAATTATTTTTGATTCATCATCACACTCAATAAACCCCTCACATATTCCCATTGCTTCAAAACTATCCATTTATTTTTTTCCTTTCTGTTTCTGATAATAAATCATCTAATCCATTATCTTTTTTTAATGTTTGCAAATCTTCATACATTTGATTTAATGTATATTGCATTTCTTCTATACTTTCTTTATTAAATCTATGTAGTATTTTATTCTGTTCCTCTACTTGTTTCAAAAAGATTCTTATAAAATGAGTAATATGTAAATCTAATAAATCTATATACTCATCTTTACTCTTTGAATAGTATGTATAGCCACTCTCTAATATATCGTATGGTGTAGCCCTACCCTCTACTATTGATTGTATTTTTAATATGTCTTTAAGTTTCATTGTTAGTCCTTTCTATTATTTAATAATAACATATTATAGTGATTAGTCAAGCACAAAACCGGAATAATCTTTTTTTGCCTTGCCTTTTGCCATTAGTCCGGCTATTATATTGTTATCATCTGTGAATCTTAGGTCCGTTTCATCAGCATTAATAACCCTATAACCCTTGTATGTTTCCGGTAATTCATTTCTAAATACTGCGGATATGTTCCCACCCTTTAACAATATGTCAAATGCTTCCTTGTAGTTATCCTCATTTAGTGAATAAGTTAAATGATAATTACTAGGATATTGACCATTAACAAATTTTAATGCTCTTTTGTATATCTTGGTATAATCATAAAACTGTACTTGTGGGAACTGTTCAAATATTCCTGTCGTTTCCCATGATATATCACTAGTACCATTTAAACGAATACAAGGTATAAAACCTTTTTTGGTTGCATTTTTGATATGATTAGTTATCTCTTTTTTTAATTGGTCCATAAAGGTTGTACGTTCTTGTATAAACCACCTTGTTTTATTGATACGTCCTTGTTGTACATTGTTAAATGCTCCATGTCCGGCAGTATATAAACAGGCTTTTTTACACCCCTCACTAGCCATAGGGCAAGTATTAAATCCAGATTGATTACTGGGGGCAAGGTATAAAATAGCAGTCATATAACCGTCTTTTTGTCCCTTGACTGTTTTTGCATTGTTATCAATGTTTAATAGTTTTTTAGCCTTTGTATATGGTAATTGTTGCATTTTTAATTATCCTTTCTATTAATCTAAATAACTTTTTAATGCTCTTAGTATTATATATAATAATAATAATGATGTCAATATAATAAAATCAATATCCACTATATATCCTTTCTTGTATCTGATATATTATTTACTTCTTTGAATATGTCAATTATTACTTTGTTGTTTTTAATACTTTTTAAAAACTTCTTAGATTTTCTAACATATTCTTTTGATAGTTCTTTATCATCATATATAAAATAGTTTAATAAATCACTATGTTTACTTCTAATTTTAGCCATAATATAATTATAACCCTTTCTACTTGATAAATCAAGTTAAAAAGGGGACATCTAGCCCCCCTTTTAAATTAATTTATTTCATTTCACCTATACAATCGGCTTTTTTATAGTCATCGGCTTCAATTAATAAATCACCGTCAATATCAATTCCACCTTTCTCAATTAATATTTGTCTTGCTTCTTCTTCGGTGTTTGCTTCAATCTCATAGTAATATGAACATGGAACGCAAAATTGATATGTTTTTTTTGTATCAGTCATTTTATTTTGTCCTTTCCCTAGTTTATAACCCTAGGCAATAACCCTATTTAAAGGGCTATTGTCTAGATTTATATTATAATTGACCTGTTTCGTCAATCCTTTCTTCTTCGACTGCGTCAATGTGTCGTTCTAGTTCTTGGTCCTTGTTGTTGTTTGGTCTTTCATCAACAATCCTTACACCGCCAACCCTAATTGGGTTTAATCTAATGCCATATTTTTTGATTGCTTCTGTCAGTTCTTCATCTGTTTTTATTATAATTGTAGTCATGTTATTATTCTCTTTCTTCTATACTTTAGGTATAGAGATAAACCCTATTAAAAGAGCTTATCTATATATCTAATTTATATTTTTATACTTTCTGATAATTTTGTCAATGGTAGGTTTTATAGAATCTGTTCTTAATTCCTTTATTGTTTCCATATGTTCAAAATCACCAGATGTAAAATCCACCTTGTTAATTTTATAAACATTTTCTTTTCCAAGATATGTGTCTACATGAACAGTTTTTACATCAATAGTGTAATAGAAATTTGGTGTTTCTTCTTCACTATCAGCAAACCAAAATGACAATATGTTCATACTTGGTATTTTTTTAATAATTGTTTTTTTAGTCATGAGATAAAAATAGTATATCTATTCTCAAATGCAATAGGTTTAACTGCGTTAGGGTGTCGCACATAAAATGGTGATATACTTAGCTAATACACGATTGTTGCATAATCTGTAAAGTTATCCACAACCATTATATTTTCCACAGTCAGCACAGTCTGGACCAATATATGCAGTTCTATATGAAGAACTTTGTTTGATATTCTGTATATAGAACATAAGGCAATATATGAAACAGGATTGGGGGGGTATATGTTTTTGAAAGTGTGGATAATAGTTGTCACAGGTCTATAGCTTTATTCTCAGATTGTGAAAGTAATATTTTATTATTTCTGTATATAGTGAACAGAATACGAACATATATATTGATTATATCTGTAATATATTATTACTGTATGTATTTAGCCAATAGGCATAGGGGTATGCATGTGGCAGGGGGGGTGCGTGGTGTATATATATACGTGGATAAGCTAAAAAATCAGGATAAGGTTTGAAAGTACATCTTCCACATATAGCATATCTTCTACAATATACAAAATATGGATTCTACAGGTATAGGACCCCCGGCCCCTACACTATATATTGTACCAGTCCACAGCATTTTGTCAATAACAATCTGCATCTATTAACTAAATAAATGTAACATATTGTAAATATACACATATATCATAAAAATAATTAAAAAAAGACTTGACAAAGTTCTGTAGGCCGGTATAATAGTAGGTATAGGCTGTAAAAATCAATAGGCCACACTCACAGACATACACATATTAGGGCATCACGATGAATAGCCTATCAAAATAAATGAAATCAAAGTCAACAGTAAACAAAGCCGGTAACTATACCAAACCTACCATGCGTAAACGACTCTTTAGTCGTATTAAGTCTGGTGGAAAAGGCGGTAGACCGGGACAATGGAGTGCGAGAAAGGCACAGATGTTAGCCTCGGCTTATAAAAAAGCCGGTGGAGGGTATAAATAATGCCAAAAACAAAAACTAAAAGAACAGAATATAATAAAGTTACAGGAATGAAGACTAAAAGTTCTATACCATCTAATAAATTTAAAACAAAAAAGATGTTAGAACGTAGAGAAAAGCTTTATAATATGTGGAAATCCAATAGACCTAATGTAGCTGAAATGAAAAAAGCATTTAAAGAAAACAATATGGCTGTTCTTAATTATCCAACATTTGATGAATTTGTAGCTAAGAAAAATAGAGCACTTCACAAAAGTGGTGGAAAGAAAAAAGATTAATAATGGTAGCTAAGATACAGACTATCAAAAAAAAGATTAAAGAAAAGAAAAAACTAGGGTTTTCTGAACGAGCAAGAGCAGTCAACAAAGGATTGTTACCTAGTAAAGCAAAGAAAAACAAATAATTGGCATATCTAAACCATAATTTACCACCTTTTAGTGCATATATCAGGAATGAATACCTATATGACCACGAAAAAGGGCATGGTGAGTTTACATTTGCTGATGTACACACAGTTAATAGCTTAGAAAGAAGAGCATTGCTATTTGAGTGTCTATTACCCAATGGGGTAAACTGGACACGTAGACCTATTCATGCATTTTGTTGGAAGAAGAACGCACCCAAGCATGATTTAAACATCCATCAGTATTGGGATTGCTTTTCACCCTACGTAGATGTCCAAAGAAGGAATAGATTAGCGAACTGTAGAGCAGAACTTGTAGATTACAAAGGTGTCAAAAGAAAAGGCACATACATGTTTACTATAGACTGGGCATGGGAAAACAAAGCAGGGATGTTAGACACAAACTTTAGTGAAGACCCTGAACATAAATGTGCTCACATGTTTAGAATGGATGATGGCAACTTCTTTGCCTACCCTAATAACAGAACTATCTGGTATGACGATGCTTTTATGGAAGAAAGACTAACAAAAAACCCCGGATATAAGATAGACCAAAACTTTTACACAGTAGAAAATACAAGAGAGGAAGATACGACAACTGATGATTCATACATGACTCAGTTTGAACGTCCTGAGTGAAGATATTCTTCGACCACATTACGGGTAAACTAACAAACTATGATTTAGTTTACTCTTTAGCACTAGCACACTTTGAAGAAAAAGAATATTGCTTTGCTTTTGAGAATGGATGGATTCCATTGTCTTGGTACTACACACCACTAAGACAACTAACTTGGATTAATGCAAGAAATACCAGAATACAACTTAACAAGTTTACATTTAGTAAAAAACAAAAGAAGACACTACGCAAAGAAAACATTACAGTAAGGATATACGATAAATTAGATGATGCACTTTTCACTATTATTTCCAGTATTTATAAAAAATATATTAAACATAAGAAGTTTTATGAAAAGAACTTTGAAGAAGAAAGTGAAGTATTTGAAAGACAAGACTACCTTGATTGGAAATATTTTATCTATTGTTACAAAGATAAACCGGTAGCTTTTACAGAATTAAAAGTTTATAATAGCAAACATGTTTTAACAGGACAGTTTGGATGGGATTATGAAAACCCTAGACTCGGTATCGGAACCTATGCAACCTTATACGAAATAGATTGGGCCATCAAAAACAAATGCAAGAAATATTATTTATCATATGGATATGAAAAATCAAATGTTTATAAATCTAGATTTAAAGGTTTTGAATTTTGGAATGGTAAGAGTTGGATAGATAATAAAACTTTGTACAAGAAACTTTGCGAACACGATACAGAAATAAATACATTACAAGATTTAAATAAATATCAAAGAACATATTTTACAATAGATGGCTAAACGACCAACAGAAAGTACAGGGATTATCCATATTCCTAAAAGAACTAGTATAGGAAATGGTAAAACTAAAATGTCATCAATGAATAAACATAAACGAAGAAGCTATAAAAAATATAGAAACCAAGGTAGATAATGTCAGAAAAAAAATATTCTAATAATGTGAAAGTGTATGATGAACTAAAAAAAATATCAGATGCACCGAATCAAAAAAAACAAGCAATTAAATCTTCCCAAAAAGCAGCTACTGCTGCATTGGGTAGTGTTGTTTTAAATACACCTGTCGTAAGTTCTATAAAAGAAAAAATAGAATCTAAAATAAACAAGATACCTTTTAGTAATAATATGTTATTAAGTACAAATAAAATAGGTTTAAAATTAGGTGGTGAAACATATAAAGGTTCTTTTACAGTTAATAAAGATGGCAATGCTAGTTTAAACTTATCTAAAGCATTTACAAAAGATTTACAAACAGAATTATCTGCAGACAAAGATAAAGTAAAAGTAGGACTTAGTCTTAAATTTTAGGAGAATAAAATGAAACCAAAAGCAAAAGCAAACGTAAGAAAAGTAGCGGCAGGATTAGGTAAAGCCGTTAAGGCCCACACTGCACAAAGAAAACTTTTAAAAGCAGCATTAAAAAATGGCGGACCCAAAAAAAGGAACGGGTAAAAAACCTAAGGGTTCTGGTAGAAGATTATATACAGATGAAAATCCTAGGGACACTGTTAGAATTAAATATGCATCAGTTCAAGATGCAAAAAATACTGCACGTAAAGTTAAAAAAATTAATAAACCATATGCTAGAAAAGTTCAAATACTTACAGTTATGGAACAACGAAGTAGATTTGGTGGCAAACCACAACAAGCAGCAATAGCAAAAAGAGCAAAAATACAATTAAAGAAAAAACATGGCACTAGCAAAATCTCAAAGAAGTCTTAAATCTTGGACAAAACAAAAGTGGCGAACCAAGTCTGGGAAACCCTCTTCAAAGACCGGAGAAAGGTATCTACCAGAGAAAGCCATCAAGAGCCTGACATCTGCAGAATATGCGGCCACGACAAAAGCAAAGCGAGAAGGAACAAGAAAGGGCAAACAGTTTGTGAAGCAACCGAAAGGCATTGCAAAAAAAACTAGAGCATACAGGAGGGTATCATAATGATTGATAAAGTATGGAGTAAATGGAATGGTCTTAACAGAAATGCTAAGATTGCCATTATTGTTGTAGCTATTGTAGCTATAGGATGGATGGTTAAATGAATCCTAAAAATATAAAATTTAATGGTAAGTCCGATAATCGAAACAATCGGACTACCAATTTTGGTATGCTGTCTGTAAAGGCAGGGATAGATAATAATCCTGCAGCTACTCAAGCAGATAGAATTGCAGGAGCTACTATGAAAGGAAAAAAGAAAAAAGCCTAGTGTCAGTAGTAACAATAGCAAAATTTCTTCTAACTAATAGTATAAAAAAAGCCATAAAAAAATATGGAAGAGATGCTGTTGATAAAGCAATAGATTCTAAAACATATAAAAATTTAAGAAAAAAATCAGGTGTAGATGAAGAAGTAAAACTTGCAAAAAAACAATTTAAAAAAATTTATGGAGGAGGTGCTGTAGGAGCAACTGCAGTAACTGGATATGTAGGGTATAAAGAAAAAAATCCTAGAAGTCCTCAAAATAAAAAAAATAAAAAATTAGATACTTATACGAGGTAATAATGGCATACGGAACTAAAACAAGAAAACCAAAAGATAAAACAGTAGTGATGATTGCTGTAGGAAAATTAAAACCAAAAAAAAATGGCACTAAGCGAAACTCAAAAAAGAAAAAACTTTCTTAAAAAACATGGGCTTAAAAGATTTAATTCTGCAGTCAGGACCACTGAGGGTGGTAAGAAAGGTAAGGTCGGTATACTCGAGGGTGGGAAGCCCCGACTTATTCGCTTCGGTGATGCTTCTATGGGCCACAACTATTCCCCAGAAGCTAGGAAGTCTTTTAAAGCAAGGCATGGAAAAAATATCGCAAAAGGTCCGACAAGTGCTGCATACTGGGCAAACAAAGTTTTATGGGCAGGTAAAAGCGGTTCGAAGAAAAGCCCTCCTAAAAGCCAACGAGTGGTTAAGGGAGCCAGAAGTTAAATTAAGTGGTAACGTCTTCAAAGCAAATAAAGACGAAGAAACAGTTACACAAATAAAGTTTAAAAAAGATTAAAAGTTTAACGATGCCTTCGGGGTCGTTGATATCTAGCTTAAAGCAAGGAGGTATAACATGACTTTTACACTAGATAAATACATGCCCTACACAGTAGGGTTTGATAGATTCTTTGATACATTAGATATTGTAAGTAATACTGATGCCAAAGGATTTCCACACTACAACATTAAAAAACTAAATGATGGAGAGTGGCAAATAGATTTTGCACTAGCCGGTTTTACAAAAGATAGTATTGACATCAATGTTAAAGACAATACATTAACTGTAAAAGGTGAAATGGAATCAGACGAAGATGAATATCTGTACAAAGGTATATCTACTAAAAAGTTTTTTAAAACTTTTTCACTAGCAGAATATACAGAGCCTACAGATGCAACTATGAAAAATGGTATTCTTACAATTACATTAAAACAAGAATTACCAGAAGAAAAAAAACCAAGGTCAATTAAAATAAAATAGTGCCAATATATTCTTATAGAAATAAGAAGACGGGTAAAGTCTGGGATGAGTATCTATCGTATAATGATAGAACCAAGCCACTTGCTAATTCAAACGTAGAGATGGTGATAACTGCACCCAGACTTTCTTTTATCGAAAGAGCAGAACATAAAGGCCGAGACCAAATGATAAGTGCTGCTCGTCAAGGGATGAGAGAACGACAAATAGAAGAACAAGTCGGAATAAGAAAATCTCCTGAGTGGTTAAAAGAAAGAACAGAAAGACATCTACAAAAAGTTCGCAATGTTAGTTCCTGAAAATAAAAAAGAATTAGCTTTAACAGAAAAGCAAGAAACATTTTTAACTGCTTTGTTCGGAGAGGCAAAAGGTAATCCTAGAGTGGCCGGTGATATTGCAGGATATGCAGACTATCATCAACCACTACGTGCATTAAAAGAAGAAATTATTACAAGAGCAGAAGAACAGTTAGCTGCTTTTGCCCCTAGAGCAAGTATGGGTATGATTAATGCTTTAGATGAAGATGGAAGTTTACCCGGTGCTAATATTAGAATGGAAGCAGCCAAACAAATTTTAGACAGAGTAGGATTATCTAAAAAAGAAAAATTAGATATTACAGCTAAAGTTCAACATGGAGTTTTTATATTACCACCTAAAAACAATGACTGAAAAAATTAAAATAGCTAGAAGAAAAAACGCAAGAGTAATTCCTTATGGTTACGAAGTATCAGAAGAAGACCCTGACTTTCTAATACAAAACGAAGAACATATGGAGTTAATTAAAAAAGCAAAAAAGTTTATAGAGAATAATTGTTCTTACAGAGAAACTGCAGAATGGTTATCACATCATACAGGTAGAAAGCTGACAGGTATGGGATTAAGAGAAGTGCTAAAAAGGGTAATACATAAAGGTTGGTAAACGAACCTAAACCAAAAAAATCTGGTAGAAGAAGAGTAAAAGATTTAAATACTCCTTTAACTATTAAAGAAAAAAAAGCACGTAAGTCTGCTCAAGATTTATTACGTGAAAAAAAAGAACAGTTAGAAAAAGCTCAAGCTAACTATTGGTCTACCAAAAGTAAATTAAAAAAGATTGATAATGTATTAGAAGGGAAAGAACAACTTATTGAAAAAGATAAGATTGAAGAAACAACTCCTAATATTAGAGAAGCTATTAAAGATAGAGATATTATCTTTGAACCCAATGAGGGACCACAAACAGAATTTCTAGCAGCATCCGAAAGAGAAGTATTTTACGGAGGAGCAAGAGGTGGAGGTAAATCATACGCAATGTTGGTTGACCCACTTCGTTATTGTGATAAACAAAAACACAGAGCATTATTAATTAGACGCACAATGCCTGAGTTGAGAGATTTAATAAATCACTCACAACAATTATATCCGAAAGCTTATCCCGGTGCTAAATGGAGGGAACAAGAAAAAGAATGGAAGTTTCCTTCTGGTGCTAGAATCGAGTTTGGATATGCGGAAAACTTAACTGATGCTTTACGTTACCAAGGACAATCATATACTTGGATTGGAATAGATGAACTACCGCAATATCCTACCGAAGATATATATAATTTTCTTCGGTCCTCTTTACGAAGTGTAGACCCAGAGATTCCTGTTTATATGAGAGCAACAGGTAATCCGGGAAATGTAGGTTCACTATGGGTAAAGAATATGTTTGTTGACCCTGCCGTACCTAATACAAAGTTTGATATAGATATTAAAACACCAACAGGTATTAAAAAAATATCTAGAAGATTTATTCCGGCTAAACTAGAAGATAATCCTTATCTTATGCAGACTGATGATTATTATGCTATGTTGGCATCGTTACCTGAAGTACAAAGAAAACAATTCTTAGATGGTAACTGGGAAGCATTTGAAGATTCATCTTTTCCAGAGTTTAGTAAAGATATACATGTTATTAAACCTTTTGATATTCCAAGAAACTGGATGAAGTTCAGAGCATGTGACTGGGGATATAGTTCACCGGCATGTTGTTTATGGATAGCTGTTGACTTTGATAATAATCTATTCGTTTACAGAGAACTGTATACACAAAAGGTTACTGCAGATATGTTTGCTAGAAAAGTATTAGATGCAGAAGAAGGTGAGTATATTCGATACGGAGTATTAGATAGTTCTACTTGGGCAAGACGAGGTGACATAGGACCTAGTATTGCAGAAACAATGATACTAGAAGGATGTCGTTGGAGACCTTCTGATAGAAGTCCTCGAAGTAGAATAGCAGGTAAATTAGAAATACATAAAAGATTAAGACCGGATGAAGAAACAGGATATCCTTCTTTATTTATTTTAGATAACTGTGTTAATTTAATTAGAACACTACCGATGTTACCGACAGATAAAAACAATCCGGAAGATGTAGACACTCATGCAGAAGACCATGCTTATGATGCATTACGATATGGTTGTATGAGTAGACCAATACATCCTATTAGACAAGATTTTATAGATAAAGTAAACGAACCTAAACGAGCAAAACCCGCAGATAGTGTGTTCGGATATTGAGTTGTTTATCTTTACTTGTTGCTTTATCGATACATGTAGGATTAGATAGTGATTATAACTCTATACATCCTCATGCTCGCTGTACACTAGATAACACTATACTAGGAGTATATTACAATAGTGAATATAACCTAAGTTCTTACGTAGGTAAAACATATGACTATAAAGATTTAGAAATAGAATATGGTTTAGTTACAGGTTATACGGGAGCATCTATAGCACCCATGTTAAGATTTAAAAAAGATAATTTCTTTATTGCACCTGCATATGAAGTTACAGGAAACGTAGGTGTTGTTATAGGTTTAGAGTTTAATTTAAAATGAAAGATATTAAAATAGGATATAAAAATTATAAAGTAAAAAATTTAGATTCCATAGTATCTAAGTGTAATGAAATAAACGGACAGTTTCTTGCATCAGATGGAATGATAGCTTTATCCTCTACAGAAGATTCTATATCTCATGCGAATACATTTATACATGAAATATTACATGCAATTGTGTATCAATGGGGAATAGAATTAGATGATAAAGAAGAAGAAAAAATTTGCAATACTCTTGCGAATGGACTAACGACTGTATGTGTAGACAATCCTTGGTTATTACCTTACATACAGAAACAACTAAAAGGAGAAAAATAAAATGGCAATCATGAAAAAATATGTACAGGGTGAATTACCTGAAAACATGTATGGAAACGAAACTGCAAAACAAGGTGATGCAAAAGGACCTTCTACATTAGTAGTTAAGGGCGGTGCACCATTACCTGCTGATGCTTATGCAGAAGGCAATGTAGATTTTCCAAAAGAAAAGAAAAATATGGTAGACGGAAAAGTATTTTCACTAGCTGACGAAAGAGATTACTAAGAGGTATAAATGCCACACAGCAACATAAGTGGCTTGACATCTGAAACTGATGGGGTAACATCCTTATCAGAAGATAAAGATGATTCTTATAGTAATCTTGGTAGTCTTATCGAGTCTAGATTAAAAGAATCAGAACAAGCACGTCTTTACGATGAAAAGCGATGGTTAAGGTCCTATAGAAACTATAGAGGTATCTATGGTTCTGATATGGCTTTTCGTGATTCTGAAAAGTCTAAAGTATTTGTCAAGGTAACTAAAACAAAAGTATTAGCTTCTTATGGTCAACTAATAGAAGTTTTATTTTCACAAGGAAAATTTCCTATTGGAATACAACCTACTAGTGACCCACTAGGAATAGCTAAGTACGCACACATAAAACCTGATAATTTAAAACAGCAAGATGCTCGTATGGAAGACATCTATGGTTTTGAAGGTGATGGAAGAGAAATATCACCGGGAGCTACTGCTGATGAAATATTTAATGGACTAAAAGACAAGTATGCAAAAGGTGGTTTTGATGAGGGACCTGCTCCTGATTTAAAAACTATGCCTCAAGTAGAACCTGCTAACGAGGCAGCTAAAAACATGGAAACTCTAATCCATGACCAATTAGAGGAATCACATGCAATATCTGTGATGAGACATGTTTTATTTGAAATGTGTTTGTTAGGCACAGGTATTCTTAAAGGGCCTTTTAACTACGAACAACCAGAACATAAGTGGGTATTAAATGATGAGGGTGAAAGAGAATATAAACCTATTAGTAAGTTAGTACCAAGAATAGAAGCAGTTAGTTGTTGGGATTTATATCCTGACCCTGATGCTGTTCAAATAGAAGATGCAGACTATGTTATTCAAAGGCACATCTTTACTAGAACACAAATTAGAGATTTAGTTAATAGACCTTTTTTTAGAAAATCTGCCATTAATGATTTATTAGAAGGTGGTCCTAATTATGAAACAAGAAGTTATGAAACTGCATTGTTTGATAGAGAGAATCAAGAAGAGTTTAACAAAAATAGATTTGAAGTCTTAGAATACTGGGGCACAATGGATAAAGCCTTAGTAGAAGAAGCAGGTATCGAAATGCCTGATGAAATATCTGATGACTTAGATGAAGTTCAAATTAATGCTTGGATTTCAAATGGACAAATAATACGATTAGTATTAAATCCATTTACACCTGCAAGAAATCCTTTTATGGTTTGTCCTTACGAGATTAATCCATATCAATTCTTCGGAGTAGGTATTCCAGAAAATATGGATGATGCACAAACAATTATGAATGGTCATGCAAGAATGGCTATTGATAATTTAGCACTAGCAGGAAATTTAGTATTTGACGTAGATGAAACTATGTTAGTACCCGGTCAAGACATGACTATTTTTCCGGGAAAAATTTTTAGAAGACAAAGTGGTCAAACAGGACAAGCTATACATGGATTAAGATTCCCAAATACTGCACCTGAAAATATGCAGATGTTTGATAGGTTTAGACAATTAGCAGATGAATCAACAGGTATACCTTCTTATTCACACGGACAAACAGGAATACAATCTACTACAAGAACAGCTTCCGGTATGTCAATGTTAATGGGTGCGGCTGCTTTAAATATTAAAACAGTTATTAAAAATATTGATGATTATTTATTAAAGCCATTAGGTGAATCTTTCTTTCATTGGAACATGCAGTTTAATAAAGATATACCTGAAATACAAGGTGACTTAGATATTAAAGCAAGAGGTACATCTTCTTTAATGATGAAGGAAGTAAGGTCACAAAGATTAATGACATTTATGCAAGTGGCATCAAATCAGTTCTTAGCACCTTTTGTAAAATGGCATAGTATTATTAAAGAAATTGCAAAGTCGTTAGATGTAGACCCTGACCAAGTTGTTAATGACCCAGAACAAGCAGCAATATTTATGAAACTCATGGGAGAAGTAAATGGAAATCAACAAACTCAAGGCAATAACCCACAACAAGGTGGCATGGGACCTACTGGTGGAGTACCTGCAGGAGCAAATGTCGCAGACACACAAGGCTCTGGAGGTAGCAACATCGGAGTCGGAACTCCACAAGTTGCAGGGGAAGGCGGCTTTACTGCACCAGATAATGAACCTCAAGGAGCAGCTTAAATAAATGTCAGCACTATCTGATTTACAAAAAAAATTAGAACAAGAAGCACAAGGAATTATGTTTCCTTTTAGTGCTAAAACCCCTACAGTAGATACAAAACAAGAAGTGTATAATTCTGCTACTGATGGTATTATGACAATGCAAGGTCAGAAGTATATAGGACCTGATGCAGTTATACAATATGGTTCAGAAGAAGAGGGTTTTGCAAGACAACTAAAACAAATAGAAGCACCAATGCTTCCACAGTTTGATGAAACACAATTTCCAAAAGCGGGTGAAGGTATTGTAGAAACACCTACTCCACCAATAGGTAGACCTGTAGAACCAGAGCAACCTACACAACCAGACCAACCTGCATTTGACCCCTGTCCTCCCGGATTTAAATTTGACCCACAATTACAAAGATGTGTACCAATAGAAAAACAAAAAAGTGATAGACAAACAGGACCAAGTAATCCTCCAAGAAATATAGGTTCAACAGCAAAAGCACTAGACAATATTGCACAAAGTGCTATAGACCAAAACCTTCATACAAAATATGGAGAAGAAATAACAATTAAAATAGATAATTCTACTATATTATCTAAGTTTGGATTTGTTGGAAAATTAATTGACCAACTATTAATAAAAGGCCCTGCAGACGATAGATTAAAAGAATTTGGAACATTTACAGATTTATCTACAGATGGAATAAACATAACACAAAATAAAGACGGCACGTTTGATGTTAAAATGAATGAGCAAGGAAAGTATAATTTTGGACAAATACAAACAGACCAATCTTTGCGAGGTAATTTAGCTAGTACACAAAAAACAGATAAATCAAGAGGAGGTCCGGGTAATATTATTATGGGTCCAAATAATACACCTATGATTGTTGGTCCTATATCTGTTAATACATTTGGAGTTACAAGCCCTACAAAATTAACACCAGAACAAATAGAAAAAAATAGACAAGCTGTAGAAAATGCACAAAAGAAAAAAGATAATTTAGAATTAACAACAGTTACAACTAGACCTTCTTTAATGGGGCAAACTAAAGATACTAGTAAAGAAGCTAGAGAATTTAAAGAAAGATTTGGTAAACAAAAATCACAACAACAATTAAAACAAGAAAGAGACAAAATAGAAAGTGATTTAGATGATTTATTAAAGGAAAATATTACTGAAGCAGATAGACAAGCAGCAAAAGGAACAACTGGTAGTAGTGCTAACAAAAGCCCTAAAGGTAAAATAGTTTGTACGATGATGAATGAATCTTATGGCTTTGGTTCATTTAGAAATAAAATATGGTTGTCATATGCTAAAAAATTAACTAAAGAACATGAAGTGGGTTATCACACTTTATTTTTACCATTAGTTAAATATGCAAAACAAAAAGGTTTTACAAATAATATTGTTAAAAAAGTATTAGAACATATTGCTATACATAGAACAATAGATATTAGAAAACAAAAGTATAACAAAGTAAATATATTAGGTAGAACATACAGAACTATATTAGAACCATTATGTTATATAACAGGAGGAATTAAAACATGGAAGAAGAAATGAGACAAGGTATGATGGGTGCAGATGTTCAAACAACTCCTGTTCCTGAAACACCTAATGTTCAAACTAGACTTGTCGAAGTAATTGGAGACAGAGTAGAAAATAATTTAGAAAATTTAAATGACCAAGAGATGCAATTAATTACACAATTAAACGTACCTCAATTTAGAGATTTTATGTCCAAAGTTTTTGGACCTGAGTTTGGTATGATTATGGAACAAAAAATACCAAGCCCACAACCAGTTTCACCGCAAGGAGAAAGCCCTGCACCTACGCAAGGACAGGGTATGATGACGCAGCCACCCTCTCAATAGAGGCCCTGCATATAGGGGGCGACCTGAATCCAACAGCACCCCGAAGGAGAATAAATGGAACAAGACAATAAAGAAACTCCTGTTGTAGAAGAAAATTCCGAAGCAACAGAAGATGTCGCAAAACCGACTCCATACAAACACCCTAATAGGAATTTGATGGACAAGGAAATCGAAACAACAGCTACTGAAGAATCTAAGGAAGAATCTGACGAGACGAAACCTAAAGAGGACCACCCTGTAGGAGTAGAAGATGCCGTATTTAAGAAGCGATATGACGACTTAAAAAGGCATTACGATGAAACTATATCTAAGCACAAAGATGAAGTTTTAAAACTTAGAAAAGAAAAAGAAGCGGTAGCCTCTAAACCAATCTTTAAATCTAAAGAAGAACTTGAAGAATGGCGAAAAGACTATCCTGATATGTATGATTCTGTAATGCAATTATCTACAGAAGCTTCTATGAAAGCTAAACAAGAAATGGAAGAAGAATTGTTGAAAATTAAAAAACAACAAACTTCGTTAGCTAGAGATAGAGCAGAAGTAGAACTTGCAAAGAAGCATCCAGACTTTAAAGAGATTAGAGAAAGTTCTGATTTCCATGACTGGGCTTCTGTACAAGATAGTACAGTTCAATCTTGGCTTTATGATAACACCGATAATCCAAAATCTGCAGCACGTGCAATAGATTTGTACAAGTATGACAGAGGACTTTCTAATAAGAAGGTAAATTACGATGCAAAGAAAGAAGCAGCAAAAGCAGTTTCTAAAACTAAAGTATCTGAAACACCATCTGAAAAAAAGAAATGGACATGGGATGCTATTAAAAAAATGAAGCCAGAAGAGTATGCTAAGTTTGAAGACGAAATTGATAAGGCTCACAGAGAAGGTAGAATCGTATAAATAGTTAACTCATATCAATTTTAAACTTAATAATAGGAGAACGATAATATGGCTTTTTCAAGCACTTCGGGTCACAGTAATCTGGCTAATGGAAACTTTAGTCCGATTATTTATTCCCAAAAAGTCCAGAAGTTTTTCAGAACTGCATCAGTAATAGAAGCAATTACTAATACTGACTATGCAGGTGAAATTGAAAACTTTGGTGACACAGTTAATATAATCAAAGAACCTATCATTACTGTTAGTGCGTATTCAAGAGGAGCAGTCGTTGACACACAAGATATCGTTGATGACCAAATCCAACTTGTTGTCGACCAAGCAAACGCATTTTCATTTAAAGTTGATGACATTGAGGAAAGACACTCACATGTTAACTTTGAATCTATTGCAACTTCTTCTGGTGCTTATGCACTCAAGAATGAGTACGACAAAAACGTAATCGCAGCAATGGTAGCAGGTGTAAGTTCATCTTCACCTGACCACTTATTAGGAGCAGACTCAGGCTCTGGCCAAGACCAAGATGTTGGTTTCGGTTCAAGTGAAGTAGACCCAGTAGACACAATCTCAAAACATAACAGACTGCTTAATGCAGCCGATGTACCTGAGGAGAACAGATGGTTCTTAGCAGGTCCTGAGTTTGTAGAGCAACTAGGTCAAGCTAACTCTAAACTAATGAGTGATACAACCGGTAATGCAGCACCATTAAGAAATGGTAAAGTTATTGACGGTAAGATTATGAACATGGATGTATATATGACAAATAACTTTGCAGCAAGTTCAACTTCGAACTTCTTTAAAGTATTAGGTGGTCATATGTCATCTACATGCACAGCTAATCACATTGCAAAGATTGAGGTAATTAGACATCCTGAATCTTTCTCAGATGTAGTTAGAGGTTTACACGTGTTTGGTAGAAAAGTATTAAGAAACAATGCTTTAGTTCTATCACACATTTTAATAGACTAATAGGAGGATAATTAAATGGCAACTTTAACAGTAACAAATAATACGTCTTCTGCAGCTAGTCTACCAGTGGGTAAGCCTGTAAGAATGGTCACACAAGTTGTAGACTTTTCTTCTTTTACTAACGCATCAGGTGACGTTGTACAAGTAATCGAAGTACCTGCAAACACTTTATGTTTGTATGCAGGTATGGATGTCCTAACCGCTGACGGTGCAGGTAACTCTGGAACATTAGCACTTGGTGATGGAGCAGACGTAGATAGATACGTTTAACAATTGCAACAGGTGCAGTGGACTGTAAAGTCCGTGTATTCTGTGTACTTGCTGATTTCGATGGCGAAGGCGACTCAGAAGCACAAAAAGTATCTATTGCATAATAGAACACACAGGGAGGGGTTTAGGCCCCTCTCTTTAATTTAAATGAAATTTTTTTTAGTATTAATTATATTATTACATGGAGAAGTATCTCCAAAACTTTTTACATATAGATTTATAGATTTTACAGAAATAGAAACTTGTGACTTATTTTTAAAAACAAAAAAATCAGAATTAAAAGAATCTATAGAAAACCAGTTTCCCGTAGAGACCATACACTCAAGCATGATGGTTTGTATGACACAAGAAGAAATAAATGCAATTAACCAAGCAAAACAGGATAGCAAATGGCAGGAACAAAAACATATTTAACATTAACTAATTTAGCACTTAATGAATTGAATGAAGTAGAACTAACAAGTTCTAACTTTACTTCAAGTAGAGGTGTTCAAACTTCTGCTAAAAATTTTATTAATAAAGCAGTTAATGAATTATATATGGCTGAAATAGAATGGCCTTGGTTACACACAAACGGAACACAAGCTACTTTTTCAGGACAACAAGAATATACTTTTCCTGCTGCATTTAGAAAAGCAGACTTTGATAGTTTTAGAATTAAACCAACAGAAAGAATTACTAATGGTGAATTTACATCAAACATAACTAGTTGGACAACTGTTAGTGGTAGTCCTGCTTATAACTCTACAGGTAATGGTAGACTACGATTAAATGCTGCAGAAGTAACACAATCTATTTCTACTGTAGCAAATAAAAAACATAGATTAAGTGTTAGGGTTATGGACCCAAGTTCTAGTGGTAGTTCTATTACATTAAAAATAGGAACATCTTCTGGTGGTACACAAGTATTATCAGATACTATAACTGTAACTGATACAGGTAATGGTAAAATATTATCAACTAACTTTACACCTACTACAAGTTCTGTATTTGTAGGATTAGCAAACTCATCATCTGATAATTTAGATATAGATTTTATTAGAGTAGCACAAGATGAAATTCCTTTACATTTAGCATATTTAAGTTATGACGCATACTTACAAGGACTATATACTAAGGATGAAGTAACTGATGATTCACAATATGGTAAACCTTTATTTGTATACAGAACACAAGACCATTTAAGTTTTGGATTATCCCCTATACCTGACGGAGATTTTTATACAGTAGAGTATGAATATTTTAAAACACATACAGAGTTATCTGCAGCTACAGATACTTTAGATTTACCAGATAGATATGCAGACGTAGTTGTTAATAGGGCAAAATATTATTTATATAAATTAAGAAATGATGTGCCTATGGCAAACATTGCAAATGCAGAATATGAAAGAGGAGTACAAAGAATTAGAACAGAGATGTTAAATAAACAAGATTATATGAAAGATACTAGAGTAAATCTAAATACGACATCTAGAACAACAAGCAACACTTCTGTTTTAACTTTTACATAGAATGGCACAAATACAACCTTCAGTTGTTAGTTTAGGTGGAGGATTAATCTTAAATAAAGATGTGTTCTCTATGTCTCCGGGTGAGGCATTACAACTACAAAACTTTGAGCCAGACATTGAAGGTGGTTATAAAAAGATATTAGGAACTACAAAATTTAATTCTAACATAGTTCCTCAAGTATCTGCATCTAGTGAAAGAGTTGTTTTTACTGCTATCTTTAATGATGTTGTATTAGCAGGTAGAGGCGGAAGTATACATAGAGGTAGTTCAGGTTCAGGAAGTTGGACATCTACTATTACAGGTTTAGGTACACCAACACAGAATTACGAACACAGATTATTTAACTTTGATGGCACAGATAAGATTGTTATTACTACAGGAACATCTAATCCACAAATACTAAACAGTTCTTTTAGCACTAGTGTTGTTAATGCAAGTGGCACTGCTAATTTTAAGTTTGTAGAAATATTTAAAAATCATATATTTTTTGCAGGAGATTCTAGTAATAAACAACAAATTAGTTTTATGGGACCAAACCTTACTAACGATTTTACAACTGGTAATGGTGGTGGTACAATTAAAGTTGATGCAGAGATTGTAGGACTACGAGCTTTCCGTGATAGTTTAATTATTTTTGGAAGAGATAAGATATTTAAATTAACAGGAAGTTCATCTGCTAATTTTGCCGTTACTCCTATTACAAGAAACATAGGATGTACAGATGGTAGAAGCATACAGGAATTAGGCGGTGATGTTATATTCTTAGCACCAGACGGATTAAGAACTATTGCTGCTACAGAAAGAATTGATGATACAGAATTAGGAACTGTATCTAAACAAATACAAAAAAGAATTAATGATATAACTACACATAATATTAACTCTGTAGTTATTAGAAGTAAATCACAATACAGATTGTTTTTTCCTACAGGAACTTCACAAGCAGAAGATTCATCAGCAGGATTATTATCTGTTATCAAAGCTAATCCTAATACAGGTTCACTAGGATTTGAATATGGTGATATAAAAGGTTTAAAAGTCTCTAGCACTGACTCTGAATTTATATCAGGTTCAGAAACAATAATTAGTGGTGGATATGATGGTTATGTATATAAACAAGAATCAGGAAATGTTTTTACACAAGCTAGTACAACTAAAAATATAAGTAGTATATACAGGTCACCTGATATGACAATGGGAGACCCCGGTATACGAAAGAATATGCAAAAAGTAATTTGGAATATTAATCCAATAGGAACATTATCATCTAGTTTTTTATTAGAGTATGACTTTAGTGATGATGAAGTTCCACAACCAGAGCCATACACATTATCTCAAACAGGTAATATAGCACAGTATGGTTTAGCAGAATCTACATACGGAACAGCAGTTTATGGTTCTACAGGTTCTAACTTAATTAGACAAGCAGTTGAAGGTAGTGGCTTTACGATTGCAGCTAAAATATTAGATGCAACAAACAACAGTCCAGTAGCTTTAAAGGGATTTGAAATGGAATTTTCAGCAGGAGGAAGAAGATAATAAATGGGTGACACTTACACAAGACAAAGTTCTGCAACCATCGTTGATGGTGGAACTATTGAAGCATCTCATTTTAATGCAGAGTTTGACCAATTATTAGCGGCCTTTGCTGCTAGTTCAGGACATACCCATGATGGAACTGCAGGTGAGGGTGGGCCTGTAACAAAGTTATTAGGTAACACTTTAACATTTGGTGCAGGAACAGCAGGTACAGATATTACGATTACCTTTGATGGTGAGAGTAATGATGGTGCATTAAAATGGATGGAAGATGAAGACTACTTTGAGTTTTCAGATGATATCCTTATAGCCAGTACAGAAAAGATACAGTTTAGAGATACTGCAATATTTATTAATTCGTCTGCAGATGGGCAATTAGATTTAGTAGCAGATACAGAAATACAGATTGCTGCAACTACAGTAGATATAAATGGTAATGTAGATATATCAGGAACACTAACAGTTGCAGGTGCATTAGACTTTGGTGATGCTAATATAACAAATGTTGGAAGTTTAGCACTAGATACTATTACCAGTGATGGTAGTACAATTACTTTAGATTCTAGTGGAGATATTATTTTAGATGCTGATGGTGCAGATATTACACTTAAAGATGGCGGTACAGTTTTTGGTAGCTTAACAAATTCTAGTGGTGAGTTAGTAATTAAATCAGGTTCAACACCTACTGCAGCCATTACATTAAGTGGTGCTAACACAACTATCGAAGGTAACTTAACAGTAGACGGAAACTTTGATGTTACAGGAACTTTAGATTTTAGTGACTCAGCTATTACTAATGTAGGAAGTATTCAATTAGATAGCATCGTAGGTGATGCAGATGATAACACATCTATCGCATTTAGTGGTTCAGACGTTATTACAATGACTACAGGTGGCACTGCTGCTTTAACAATAGATGCTAGTCAAAATGTAACGATTGCAGGAGACCTAACAGTATCAGGCGATGATATTACTATGGCTACAAATACTGCAGGTAATCTTTTAATTGCAGACGGAACAAACTTTAATTCTGTAGCTGTAGGTTCTTTATCAGAAATATCTACAGTAGCAAATGATGATGTGTTCTTAGCAGTAGATACTTCAGGTGGCGGACTAAAGAAAATTACAAGAAGTGCAGTTGTAGCAGGACTTGCAACATCAAGTGCTATATCAAATGTAGCAGAAGATTCTACACCACAACTAGGTGGAGACTTAGATGTTAATGGTAATGACATTGTATCAGTATCTAATGGCAATATTAATTTATTACCTAATGGTAGTGGAACAGTTATTGTTGATGGTAATGGTTCTACAGGCGGAATTATTATTAGTGATGGCAATATTGATATGCGTTCAGGTTCTGGTTCTGTATCACAAATAAAATTTTATTGTGAAGTAAATAACGCACACGCACAAACATTAAAAGCACAACCTCACTCAGCAGGAAGTAGTGCAGTATTAGTATTGCCAGTAGCTTCAGGCACACTTGTTGGTAGTGGTGACAGTGGCACTGTAACTAACGGAATGTTAGCAGGTTCTATCGCCGATAGTAAATTATCTACTATATCTACAGCAGGCAAAGTTGATATTGGTGCATTAGAAATAGATGGTGCTACTGATATAGGTGCAGACTTAGCAGATGCAGATTTAATTATTGTAGATGATGGCGGAGGCGGAACAGAAAGAAAATCTGCCATGACTAGAATACCAACTTATGTATTTAGTAAAGTAAGTGGTGATGCTACAGTTGCTTCAAATGGTGCTTTAACTATTGCAAGTGATGCCGTAGAACAATCAATGATAGCTGATGATGCTGTCGGTGCAGACCAATTAGCATCTAGTGCTGTGGTAACTGCTTCTATAGTTGATGATGCAGTGACTCAAGCTAAGATTGCAGATGACGCAGTTGGAGCAGACCAACTTGCATCCGATGCTGTAGTCAACGCAAGTATAGCTTCAGGTGCAGCAATAGCAGATTCTAAATTAGCTACAATATCTACTGCAGGTAAAGTAGCCTTAACAGCATTAGAGATTGATGGTGGTTCAGATATTGGAGCAGATTTAACAACATCTGATTTAATTATAGTAGATGATGGTGCAGGTGGTACAAATAAAAAAGCAGCACTATCAAGAGTAGTAACTTTAATGACGGCACAAGGATTTTCTCAAGAAGACCCAACAGCCTTGGCAATCGCATTAGGATAGGAGGATAGATGGCAAATACATTTAAAGTAGTAACAAAAGCAGGTGTAACTAGT